GATGATTCCGCTGTTTGGGAATTCATCCGGAGTAGCTCGCTGCGCTGCAGCAGAGTCAACCCTTCTCGCCTTGAGACGGGCGTTGGATATCGTTGTCCGGAATTTTAGAATTCCCAACGATGTTCCTACCTGCGTGGTAGGTTCCAACTGCCGTGATCTCGCGAGTTCTTGGAAGGAGTGTGTTTCGGCGACCTTGTCTAAGGTGCCACGGAGGAAGAAGAGGTGGGTCGTGGCTTCGGCGTTGAAGTCATGTTCCCGTCTCTTTGACCGACGTTGTGAGACGTGTGACGACGCCTCCGCTCGTGATGCCATTGAGTCGTGGCAGGACCGTGTGGGTGTGGGTTCTGCTCTTCTTGGTTCTGATCTGGTTCCTGACCCGATCGGCTCCTTGAAGTCCCGCCTGCGGGTACTACTCAGTGGTTGGGGTGCACGGTTGGAGTCCGTGAGAAAGGAGTGTTGTTCGGATGGGAGTTCCGATTGTTACTTCCCTGACTTGCAGGGTTGTTTGGAGGTCTCTCGCGCGGGAGGCGGCACGCTTGGGTGCGCCGACTCTGTTTCGAGACGGTCTGATCCATCGCACCTTCGGGTGGCGGTGGCTAAGACCAAGGGTAAGAGTCGGGTTGTTACCGTGCAATCCGCTTTTGTTAAGCGTACTCTTCGCCCTGTCCATACAGCCCTGTACGACCATATCAGCTCCTTCGGCTGGTGTGTTCGTGGGGAAGTAACTAAGGAGGATTTTCTTTCGGTTTCCTCGGACCGTAGGGAAGGTGAGTGGTTTATTAGCGGTGACTATGTTGCCGCCACGGATAATATCCACTTGTCTGCCGTTGAGGCTATGGTCCAGGTTCTGGAAGAGTGTCCTGAACTCTCGGTGGAGGAGCGTGAGATACTGGGTAGGTCCTTTCGGGGCCTTAAGTACCGTATGGGTACCTGCGCGACGTTGCCCCTCAGCAACATCATGAGGGGGCAGATGATGGGAAACTTGGTCAGTTTCCCTCTTCTGTGCCTGCTCAATAAGGTCTGCTTTGACCTTAGCGTAGATATCTGCACCGGGGTTCCCGGTACCTCACGTGTGGGTAGGTTTAACGGTGACGATTGCCTGTTCTCAGGCGATCGTCGGCTCTACGAGACCTGGCGTCATGTCACAGGCGTCTTTGGTCTCGAGGTCAACGAGCAAAAGACTGGGTTTTCCCCTATCTTTGGCGAGCTGAATAGTCGCTGCTTCGACTATAGCCGGGGACGTTTTCTCGCGAAAATATCCCTTTCGTTTCTCCGGCCCCAGGAACGTGACGGGTGTGGTGATATCCTTTCGGGTATCATCGAGGGGATTTCGCCTTTGAGGACCGGCATCCAGGAGTGGATTGTCAATTCTCTTATGCGCCACGAGATATCTCTTCGTGAGATATCTCTTGGGTCCCTTCCCAAGCACTGGCTACGGTCCCTCCTCCGCCGTCGGTGGTTCCGCGATGCCCTGCATCGTGGTCCCGCTCCCTCCGTGGAGAGTGGTGATGATCGTTCTCTGCCGGTTTCTCTTGGTCCTCTGCCGAGGCCTGAGTTTTACCCTCAGATCACTGTGCTAGCTCGCCGGCTAGCTAGTGAGCACGTCCGTCGCTGGACTGGTGTGGCCGCCCGGCCGCACCGTGTTCGACTGCTACGTGGGATCCGATCTGATCCACTCCCCCGCTCCCCTTTCTTCACTACCGTCCGAAGGGAGTGGGCCTTTCTTTGGCCCGCTCGGCTAGCGCTCTTGTTGCCTCGGCATCCTGAGTGGTTAGCCCCTCCTAGCTTTCCTAGGAGGACTTGGGTTGAGGATCATCCCTTCCTCGTCTCGCGCTGCGAGACCATGAGGGGCGATCTTCGCGGTGGTGGATCGGGCTTCAGGCGTGTGCCTGATCCGCTCGTTGCAGGAATTCCCATGGGGGGAGTTGTGTTCTGCGAACGGTGAGCGCCCAGCTGTAACAGGTAGGTTACTTTCTCTAGTCGGTGTCTGACCCCCGAGCAGGACTCGCCTGACGGGTGTGATAGATTGACCGCGAGCCGGCTTGTCCGGGACTCTCCCTTTCGGGTGAGGGTGTTGAGGTGGTTGGGGGTTCCGCGTAACCGTAAGGCTCGCGGGGGTGTGGTGAAATAGATGGATGACTGCAGTTCACAGTTCCCCTTGTCCCCTTCGGGCGACCTGGGCGCTGTTCTGTTTTCGTCATGCCACTTTCACTCCCACGGACGTTGGCAGTTACCCGCCTTCGATCCCCC